TAATATGATCAAATAACATAACACTAGATGCAAAACGTCTATTTTGTTGTTGCACTCTATCTGTTGAATGAAAATGTCCTGCTTGCCACCCGCCTGGAAAATAATTAATAGTCCATGCTTTTGTTTCTTGACCTTCAGTTCGTTCTGTGATTTGTGTGATAGGTAAGTCTACTTGCTTAAAACAATCTAGCAACCATTCTTTATAATCTTTACGTTGCTTGTCCCATTCATTATATTCTAATGGTTTTTGTATACCATTGACTGTACAAGTTCCTGTTGAAATATCAGCAGTAGTAAAATCAAATAATTCTTCTAGATCTTTGTAGTGAGGATATATCGCACTAAGTACCCAATGTTGATTTTGTGTAAGATATAACTCAATGTCATTTACTTTTTTAAGTAGGCTCATTCAAAACTCCTAATGTCTACTTATTATATAACAAAAAAACTAAGAAGTCAAGTCTTATTTGAGTGCGTTGGCTGTTGCTCTATCTGCCATTTTATCTACAGTTTTGTCTTCTGGTGGGGATTTTGGATCTTCGCCGCCGGCTAACACAAGACCTTGTTCATCAAAATTATTAACTAAATTTTGTAGACGCTGATCATTATTGTATGCAACGACGAAGCTCTCTTTATCGTAGTGTTCTTTTTCTGAGTTTGCAAGGAATTGATTTAGTTCTTCCCAACCAATCCTAGTTGCGCCTTCTTGTGCTTTTAAATGAATTATTTGTGCGAGCTTATCGGACGTAGTCTCTTCGAGTCTATCTAATCCTTTTTTTTTGAATCCGCTAATAGCAGACCTAAACGCTTTGAAAGCTCTATGCTTTCCCGTTTGCCTCTATCGTCTTCTTCTTCTCCGCCTGCTGATGCGTCTGCCGCCGCAAACTCATCACCGCCTTCAGGGGCTTCTGCTTCCGCATCTGCATCAACTGTTGGCTCCATGTCCATGTCCGCCTCGTCGCCTGCAGGTACTTCATCGCCCATTGTGTCAGGGGCACCTTCACCAGTCAAAATAGCTACGCCACTTGTAAGTGAATCTCGTGTGCTTTCCAATGATGTGAATAAAGAGCCTAGTGCAGGTTTAACAGCATTAATAAATGTTTCACTCTGCTCAACGCCCATTTCGTCTCTGATCTTATCGCCTAATTCTAACATGCTTTCTGTTTGCATTTCTGCTGTATCTTCCATCCAGCCTGTGATTCTGTCGACCATATCTTTAGCGGCCATAACTAGTGTTGCTTCTTCTTCAGCGCCTTCTTTTACTTTTTTCTTGAATTGTGGAGGTACTTCACCTTTTTTAGGCTTACCACCTTTGGACCCTTTGCCAGCGTCCTTAGCCGCTTTTTTCATCGGCTCTTTTTTGTTACCATCTTTATCTAAATCTAAAAAGTCTGGTTTTGCTTCTGCAACTTCACGCTCTGCTATTGCTGTATTCAGAAGTTCAAGGAACAATTTATTCTTCTGATATGTTTCGCTAGTGTGAACTGCATCAAAACTTTCGTTAGTTTCAACTTGTGATAAAACTGTTCTAAGTCTATTACGAGCATCTAATAATTGCTCCATAGTAAACTTATCTACATTAATTGTTTTTCCATATTTTTTAGCCAGGTTCTCATTCAGTGCTTTGACTGTAATGGGCTGTGAAAATTCTCTAATATGCATAGTATTGTTCCTTTGTCATTATGTATTTATTTATCAAAGATGTAACTTTCTATCTGGGCAAGTGAGCTCCATGCTTTGTCAGTTGCGATGTCAAATTTTACCTCTGATGCCTCAATCCTTGTAATATCTTTGCTAACTTCAATAGCTCTTTTTGCAAATAGTGCGTCCATATAGTGCTTAGAAACCTTATGATCTAAAGCAATAATGTCCTTAATATCATTACTATTACCACGTTCTCCTACTACTTTTGCAATAGCAAGTGCCGCAGTTTTAGTAAATGTAGTTACTATGTGCTTATTAGTACTTATGTCAAAGATACGATAACCATTCTTATGATTACGTATAACTATGTTTTTTACACGGATACTATTGCCTTTTTCATAGGGAATAGGCACTTGGGAAAGCCCGTGTACCACAATTTCTTCTAATTCTTTAGCTAATTGTTTGTCAAAACTCATTTACAACGACCATTACAGTTCCATCTTGTATTAGTTTACTTACTAATGCTTTGCGTATGAGACCCTCAATTACGAATCTGTCCCTCTCTGAATAACTGTCTAATGATCTAACATGATTACATTTCTTCAATACTGCCCGTTCTTCGTTTGTGCATTGAATTGTAAATTTATGTAAGAGTTCGTTTATCTTCATTTTATACTTGCAATCTGTTTTTTAAGTTGTGTCACAGTGTCTTTGTGTTGTTTGTTCTGTGCTTTTAGTTGAGCTTGTAGTGTTTTCTTTTGTTGTTGCATAACCTTAGGATCTTGCATCATTGCATCATTCCCCATTGGTTGTCCTGGTGCAGGTGGTGCTTCTTGGTTGGGCTTTGCTCCTGGCCCGCCTTGAACTCCTCCTGGAGGCTGAGTCATTGTATTCACAGCATCCATGCCCATTTGTTTTCCTTTTTGTAAACCTGATTTAGCAAGGTTCATGCCTTTGTTCACAGCACCTTTGCCAACTTGCATGCCTTTCTTAGCAACTGCTCCTGCACCTCTAGCCGCCATCTTACCTGCGGCCGCGGCACCTTTAGCAAGACCTCTACCTGCAACTGCTAAAGCTGGTGCTATTTCGTCTGTGCGTTCTTCTTTAAATTCGTTGAACCTCATTATCTTCTTGCCTGTTTAACTAATTGCATCCATTTCATTCTAAGTGTTGGGTCACCTAAAACTGCTTGTAAATTTTTAATGTGTGGAGCCATTTCTTTTGACACCATTCCGGTTACTGCTTTTCCTTTTCCTATTGCATCTACACCTTGTTGAAACTTAGCGGCTGACTTACCGCCAGCTAGTCTAGAACCTTGTGCGGCTCTTTGTGCTTTTTGTAGTGCTACTTGTTTTGCTTTAGGATCTGCATCTGCAGGTAATTTCTTAGCAACTCTGCCTGCCATATTTTTTCCAAGTTTTGAATTAGCAACTTTCCCAGCAAGTCCACCTTGTTTCGTAAGTTCTTGTTGTGCTCCAGCTACATCACCTCGTGTTGCACCCATTGCTTTTGCTTTGTTTGCCAATGCGCCTGCGGCTTTATCCATACCCTTATCGGCTACTTTTCTTGCACCGCCAGCAACAGCACCTGCGACTTTTTTAACAGCACCTACTGCCTTTTTACCGGCTACCTTTGCACCTTGAGCTACTTGCTGAGCTTTTAGTTCTTGAATGCGTTGATTATTTAATTCATTTAATCTCATTATTTCATTCTCCTACGCTTGGCTGTTGAACGTCTTGTTGGTTTCATTCTTGTTTTATTTAATCTAGCAATACGTTTTGATTGGGCTCCCATTCTTTTCTGAAATCTTGTTTTAATTCCAATCATTGGAGATTTACGAGCTCTTGTCTTCTTCATTGTAAGTTTTGATTTTACGTTTATTGGTGCGTTACATGTAGATGCCTTTGCAACAATACGTCCTTTACGTGTACCACTAGTACATCTATACTTACGTACAACTTTACCTTTACTTCTACCATAGGTTGTTGTTGCGGCTTCAGTTACAATATCTCTTATAATCATCTTGTTCGCCTGTTTAATCTCTTTAGGGCAATTGAAGCTGGATTTGTACGTTTAGTTCTCTTAGCCTTACGTGCCATCCTTGCACCTAGTCTTGCTCTTGTACGCTTCATTGATAGTTTCTTTTTAATATTAGGTGAAGCAAAGCATTGTCCTAAGTTAGCAACAATACGACCTCGACGTTGTCCTGTCATACAACGATATTTTCTTACGATTTTTTTACCTCGTCTACCCCAAATCTGTTTCTCATTAAGGTCAGACGATACGATCTCTGTTACTAACATAACAGTATTTATGTAAGATTGTTATGAAAAATTAATTAAAAGGACTACGATAGTACTTAAAAGTCCTGCAACAATAGTGCCTGTTGCACCGATTATTACCTTAGTTAACGACTTGTTACCGTGTGTAATGTCGTTATGAATATGCTCAACTTTCGCTTCAATTTTATCTAAACGTGATTCAAGGTTGATGTATCTTTGCTCGCACATATCAACATGTGCTTCTAGGTTTTCACGTTCTAAACTTGTGGCTTTAGTTTTTGCCATATTATATTCTCCGTTCTAGCCCTTGCTCAAAGGGTCATTAGTAAACTCTAAGTTAGCCTAATTAAGTTATTCTGCCTTGAATATAATATTACGTGCCTCAGGTGTTGTTCTAAACACATTGTTATTTATCTTGATTGTCTCATTTAAATGTCCAATAACTGGCACAAAATTGAAATCTTCTTCAAGAGATTCAATAGGCGGAAAGTACTGATATTCATCTGTTTTACAATCTACTTCCCATACTTTGTGTTTGCCTGTGTAAGTGCTACCAAAGCCTAGTTCTTTAAGCTCTGCTTGGGTACGTTCTACTACAACAGGTGTTTCACATACTACATTAATTCTAAGCATCATTGTCTGTATGAAAGTCATCCAATTTGCTTGTTGGCCAATAGCAGTTTGATCGCTACTATTATTCCTACGCTGATTTGTTTGTGTAATATCAATAAGAGAATATACTTTCATATAGTTACTTATCGGTCATAAAAAAAGGGTGCCGTAAAAACGACACCCTTTAGTGTTAGTAAGATTATAAAACCTTATGATGCGTCGAAAGCGTCCAAGTCTCTAACCACAACTGTTTGTGATGAAAGGTTAACACCGTCAACTGTTCCCAATGCTTGTAATCTTGCAGTCATTGAAGTAGCGTCAACTGAGTGACCGTCTACGATTGCAAAGATCTTACCATTTGTACTTGTAGATTTGTACATTAAAGGTTGAAACTCTCTAACGATAGATGCAAGAGCACCGTCAATGCCGTCTTTAGCGGCTAGTGAAGCACCAGCGTCGATTTCGATACCAATGATTTGTCCTGGGTTATATTGAACGCCATGATCGCGTCCGTCCTGATTTACTTTTGTTATTCCTGCCATTTTATTCTCCTATTTTCTCTAATGACACAATTCGCTACTCTGCGAAGTTGTTACTATTATTTACCGTATATTCATAAAAAAAGCCCGATATCCTAAAATATCGAGCTCTTTTAAAAGTTTTAATGTAATTTAATATTACATTGGGTTCTGGTTGAAGTCAGCTAATAGTGAACTTGTTACACCAGTTGAACCAATACCAAAGTTTGAACCTGCTGTAAAAGCACCAGTTCCTTGGATTGCAACTTGTACTGCATCAGTAGTTCCACTTGTGAAAATTCCTGATTCAGTTAGTACACTTACACCTGCGATAGTGTGACCATCGTCAGTTCCAGCTGTTCCACCTTGAGCCAAGTATTCTAAAGCCGCTTGTAGTTCAGCTTCTGTCATGTTAGTTTTTGCTAATTGGATGATTCGGGTACGTGGACCTGCACCATTTCCTTCTTGAGCTAAACCACCTGCTCCTTGTGATAATCCTGCCATTGTTTTCTCCTTAAGGTTTTTTGTACTTTGTTTTAAAGTACGTTAATAGTATTTATAATCTGCGTATAAAAACGCCTATTTTCGGCTGTTTTGAGCTCGATTTTCCAAAGCTCTAAGGGCTTGAACGAATCCTGCACCGCCTTTTGCTATATTATCTAATATAATAATAGCTGGCATGTATGCCTGTAATACATTTGCAGGAATACTTTTGCCGTCTTTAGCAAGTTCTAAAAACTTCTTTGTTAGCATTAAATTTTTAGCACCTACTAGTCTTAAGTAACCAGCCATATCCTGACTTGTTACTGCAATGTCTGGTACACTTACTTTTGGTTCCGGATCATTGACTCTATACACTTCAAGATTTCTTTCTGCTGAAAGCTCTTCTAAGTATTGTATAATATCACTGTTTCTTAATTTAGCACGAGACGCTAGTAGTAATCTTGTAACCAACTGCTTCTTACTGTTTGAGGATAGGGATTGGAAACTAAAAAGATTTCTTCTAATAGCTTTGTAATCACTATTAGTAATCTTTAGAGCAGACTCCATGTTAATAAAAGTCTGTTGGTCTTGTGCAACATTGCCAACACCGCCCATGCTTAATTTTGAAACGTATCTGTTGAAACCCATTAACGGAAACTGTGTAGTTCTACGTAATGCGTATGCCGCTCCTGGATCTTTTAATTTATCAAGAGCATCTTTATCACCTACAACAAAATAGATAAAGTTATATAAGTCAGTGCCTGACATTCTAAAGTGTTTGTAGTTATCATGCCCTGATGTCTTTTTAGCATAGCCATGTGCATATGCCGCAAAGTTAGGAAAGCGTCTAAGAACTTCCATGATAAGCATTGTTAGATATGCTCGCTCACAACAGTCTGTATAGGTAAGTGACTTTAAAGCACCTCCCTGTCTAGTCAGTCTAGCTTCATGAAGTTCTTTTATGAATTCCAATTTACTTTCTTCCTAATCTAAATTTGTCTAATACTTTCATTACACCATCTGATGTAGAAAAGATTTCAGTAGCCTTATCTCTTGCTTCTGGATCTCTTGCAAACGTAGGTTCAATCCCAAACAATGGATATAATGCAGAAACAGCATTGCCTGCAAACTGGCTTAGATATTTTGCTTCATCTTGTGTTACTGGAATATTTTTGCCATCAACTGTTTTAATGTCGCCACCGTCTGTACCAAATGCGTAAGACAAATGTCTTGCCTGTGTTGCAACTTGATCAAATCCTTTGCCTAGTCCTGCTTCGTCATCATCAGCACTATCTTTTTTCTTTCCGATAGATCTCATAATGTCGTCTTGACTAAACTTACCAAAGTCTGGTTCTGCTTCTAAACTAACTTGTTCGTCTAGATCTTTCATTTTCATAGTTTTTCTCCTATCTCTCTACTGCTCTATTTGCCGCAGTAAATCCTGCTCTGTTAACTAATTTAATATCGCCTCCAGGATGAGCTAACACATACCCTTCGCCGCCTTCTTTACCACCAGTCTTAGATTTCACAGCACCCGGTCTGCTATCTAAATCTGCAATAATATGATTCTTTACTTTCATAATACCATTAATAACTTCAAACAATGATGTCCATCCATTCATGTTTTGTTTTATATATTCAATAATCTTTTGTTGTTTTACTCTACTTACTTTACTTGTTTCTAACCATTTAACAAAGTCACGTCCTAGATTATCTAATCCTGAATCAACTTTGCTATTCATGTATGCATAAATTATCTTAGGAAAGTCTGTTACTTTCATTGCTCTTAATGTATTTTGATCTAATAGTTTATCGATATCAGCCGCATCTTTTTCAATAATTTTTGCAAGCCTTTCAACTTCTTCATTCGGAACACTTGCAGGTTGTTCAATAGTTACAGGTGGTACAACTAATAAACCATTGCCTTGGAATATATCTAAATCCTTTAATGCACGTTCACTACCATCTGGGTCAACCATTCTATGTACAACAACACCAGCAGTTGACTTCGCTATCTTTTTACCTAAGTCACTTGCAACATCGATAGCATACTCTACAATGTTTGGTTTGAATACAAAGTTTTTATCTTGTACTGGCGGTGTGTTATAATATAACAAGTCACCCTTAAAATATCCTCTATAATCTTCAGGCACTGCTTTTTCAAACACAGGAAACACGCCTGCCATATTGTTTGCAAATTCTATTCTGTCTGGCTTGTCTTTGTTGACTCCGCCTTTACGCATGAGTAAGTCTTGCTTGAGTGCTTCGGGATCAGTAGTTCTACCTTCTCCTCCCTTTCTAACAAAACCGCTTTTGTCTGTAAGTACAAACTCTCCATTTTCATTGCGTCCAAAAATGACTGCGGGAGATCCATCCCATTTGAGCGTAACATTGCCTTTGCCTCCTTGTGCCATATCACGTAAACTTTGTAGAGCTCTCATTGCTCCTTTAGATCCTTGTAAGTAGACTAGGTCTTCAGCATGATCAATCCTTGCCGCTTCACTAATACTTTCTTTTGCTTTTTGTTTTGCAACTTCCTCAGGCTTAACAATTTGCCAACCTTCTCTATCCCAACCTTTTTCATGATAATCTTTTTTGGAAATTTCTTTTGTTTTATTTGGGTTTCTAGGGTGTTGAATAATTACTGCATCTTTTGGTACAACTTTCCAACCTTTGTCTGTGTATGCTTTCAAATCATTTTTTGCAACATTAAGGAATTTATCAACTCCTTTAACTTTACCTTTTACAGTTACAGTATTGCCTGTAATCTTTTGTCCTATCCTTGTTCCTATATCAGCAACTTGGCCAATAGTAGTTTTGCCGCCGCCTGCATCTTTGTAAGTCTTGGCCATTTGCCCTAAACTTTTAGATCCGCCACGTCCTACTTTGTATCCTGCTTTAAATGTATCTAATGCTTTACCAAGCATATTCTTTTCTGCAAGTCTCATTCCATGTTGAATACCTTTTGCTGATTCAGGAAACATTCTACCTTGCTTTTCAAAACTGCCTTTGATCCCTGCAATCAATTCCTCATAGTTAGGATCGCTTTTAATCTTCGCGAGCATCTGTTCTACTGTATGCGTATCTTTTTCTGTTGCACCTTTACCTAAAAGTATTTCTGCAATTTTATCCCATTCGTCTGCCACTACCTTATCTCCGTTATTAGGATCAACTACGCCAAACTTAGGACTAAACTTTAAGCCACGTCCTCTTGCTAAACTAGATAACATTACAGCTCTGTCTGCTCCAGTAAACTTTTCTGTACCACCACGCTTCGCACCTTTTTGTAGTGCAGGATTAACTGTCATCATAAAGTCTGTTTGTACAAATCCATTATCCGGATTACCTTTAATAGGAGTGCGGAAGTGTATTTGGTCGCCTGCATTAGCTACCCAACCTTGTGTAAATGTTCTACCCTTATTCATTATCTCTAAATCTGGTATGCCTTGCTTTTGACACCAAGCAGTCAATTTTGCAATAATTTCTTCTTTAGGTAGTTCTCTTGCGTCAGTGTTTAAATCAATATCACCCGATGAATTCTTTTCAAATGTACCATCTTCATGTCTTTTCTTACCAGTAGTGCCTAGCATTTCCTCATCAGTAAACTTAAAACCAAAGGTGCTATTCATCCAATCAACAGTTGGTTGTATGTCATCAGTTGCAATACGTTGTGTTATTGCACCGTCATCATTCCTAAATACATTACCGCCTTCTTTAAGAATCATTCTTTTTACTCTCATTGATTTTAATAACGCCTCTTTTAAACTTACGAGGGTCTGCACTTTTTACACTATTAATAAATCTACGTTCTAATTCTAGTGCTTCTTCATCAGTATAGTGTTCGTTTATTTGTTCAAACAGATTTATAACACTTTCTATAAGATTTGAGCCTGTAGTTTCAATCAAATGCTCTTTATTACGATTAAAATTAAGGTTATTCAGTTCGTCGAGTATAGATCTAGTAGCTTTTTTCATAGTGGTACATTCCTTATAACGTATTTAGTCAGGTAAAGCAATAAATATTACTATAACGGAGAGGGTGCAAAATGAGTATAATAAAGTTAAGTTTCAAAGATAGAACTCTTTTGTTTGCGAAGTTGTCTAGTATTGCTTATAATAACACAAAGAAAGCAACGAGTCAAGCAAAAAAGTTAGGATTTACAACAACAGAATTCTATGACAAAGATGGTGCTCAAGCATATCGTTTTATGAATAAAACGGACATTGTTATTGCTTGTAGAGGAACACAGCCAAATGAATTCAATGATATTAGAGCTGACCTAAGAGCTGTTCCTGTAATGGCAGAAACAGTTGGAAAGGTACATCTAGGATTCAAACAAGAAGTAGATGATCTATGGCCAAAGGTGTGCGAAGACATCAATAGGAAAGCAAACCTTAAAAAGCATTTATGGTTCTGTGGACATAGTTTAGGAGCCGCAATGGCAACTATAATGGCAAGTAGATGTTTACATGATGTAGAACTAAATGATCCTGTTGAACTTCATACATATGGTTCACCAAGAGTTGGTTGGAGAAAGTATGTAAAAAGTTTAGGTGTAACACATCATAGATGGGTAAACAATAATGACATAGTTACAGCCGTGCCTTTATGGATAATGGGATATATACATCACGGCGAAAAGCATTATATCAATGCTTATGGTAATGTTAGAAATCCTTCAGGCTGGCAACTTTTCAAAGACCGTATGCGTGGAATGTGGATGGGAATTAAGAAGAAAAGAATCGATAACTTTTCAGACCATAGCATCACAGACTACATCAAACACATTGAAAATTGGAAGTCTTAAACAAATAGACTAGACACTGACTCTTCGTTAGTTACTCTACGAATAGCTTCACCAAACAAAGGTGCGACACTAACCTGTCGTGTCTTTTTACAATTCTTAGGACAACGATCCGGAATACTATTTGTTACAACTAATTCATCTAGCACTGACTTCTCAACCTTTTGACATGCTTCATTGCTTAATACTCCGTGTGTGATATAAGCTCTAACACTCAAAGCACCTTGGTCCATAATTGCTTTCGCCGCATTACATAATGTTCCGCCTGAGTCTACGATGTCATCAACTAGGATAGCATGTTTACCTTTTACTTCCCCAATTAGATTCATTACTTCTGACTTGCCTGCTTCAGGTCTTCGCTTGTCTACAATAGCAATATCTCCGTGAAACATATCAGCAAACTTTCTTGCACGAACAACACCGCCTGCATCTGGAGAAACAAAAACTGTACTTGCTTGTTCTACATCTGGATCATCTATGATACCAATTGATCGTTTGATGTCTTTTGCAAATACTACACGGCTTGTTAGATCATCCACAGGGATATCAAAGAAACCTTGTATCTGTCCTGCATGAAGATCCATTGTTAAGATCCTATCAGCACCAGCGGTTGTGATTAAGTTACTTACAAGTTTTGCAGTTATAGGAGTTCTACTAGCACTCTTACGATCCTGTCTTGCATATCCAAAATAAGGAATGACTGCGGTAATCCTATTAGCACTTGATCTACGTGCCGCATCAATCATTATCATTAATTCCATTAAACTGTCATTAACTGGTGTACAGGTGCTTTGGATAATAAACACATCTTCACCCCTTATATTCTCTAAAAATTCTACACTGGACTCTCCGTCGGCAAATGTAGAGACCTTCGCTGGCACTAGTGTCGCAAAACAATGTTCAGCGATGTCTTGTGCTAGGTCCGGATTAGCATTTCCTGTGATAATCTTCATTTTCAAGTTGTAAGCCTTCCTACTTGGTTGTGAGTTAATGTTATACTTATATAATACACTAACTTGTTTGTTAAGTCAAGAAAAAAGGTAGTGCTGTCGTACACTACCTTTCCATTTTAATATCCGTTTGGCACAATAACATAATGTATCATTAACACTACGCCTACTGAAGCACCTAGTCCTATCATCATCTTGATGAAGTCTTTGGTAATCAACGGAAACACTGTTTTGAACTTTTCCTTGCCTGTCATAGTTGCCATAGCAAGTTCTCGTCCGCATAACAATCCTACGAACACCCATGTTGTACTCATTGGAATATCATTTAGTTCTTTAAAGAACAATAGTATAAGAAAGTATACTGCATCAATTATTGTTGCACTACGAACATATCTTGTGTTGTGCTTTTCAATAATAATATTTTGTATCTTACCTCCACCTTCTCTAAACATAAAGCCTAAGCCTACAATAAACACAAGTGAAATCATAACCATAAGATCCCAAGGTATCTCTCTAGGTAGGAACACGGCTATGTTTGCCATATCATGACTAAGCCAAGTGAACCATAAGAAGCCTGTGGTTACCCACTGTCCTATTCTCCACCATCGTTTATGTTCTTCTTTGACAGGGTTTGCTTCGTTTAGGATCTTAGTTACTCCTATCCAAATAACATATGCCGCGACTGCCGCCACTGCATAACCCATCATGCTTTTAACAAGCATCTTCTCTAGTACAAATGTACTAGCGAATGCACTTAATACTAAAAAAGAAGTACTAACTGGTACTCCTATCCTTGTAAGTATTAATAATAGTCCTGGCGCCATTGCATGGTACCATTGTATCTCTTGGAACGGTATTTTGTTTAGTCGTCCGTAACTGATGTCTCCACTGTTAGTATACCAACCATACCAAAGTGTATACAGTAGAACAGCCGAAGCCGCTCCCCACATAACTTTCCAATTGAATTTGTCGTTGTTTGATGCAATCCAAGTGCCCAATGTTTGTACTGAATCGTTTGCGATGACTGCGTATCCTGCGAAAAGGAATCCTACGGCCATCCATAGGGTGAGTGCGTCCATTTTTTATCTCCTCTGCTTGCCGCTTTTACCACGGCGCTCACATATTAAGAGCAAGCTCGACGAGTGCTTGCCTGGGACACCATTGTCCAAAGTTATTTATAAAGTAACATACTTGAGTAGGTTTGTCAAGTATTTTGAGTGTCAACTTTTGATTGACACAGTCATGCAAAAATAGCATGACAGCCTTTACAAGAAAAACACCCATATTAGTACGGTGAATCTGCCCCTTTAGATAAATACAGATGAAGCAGGAAAATGCAATGTTTTTTTGCTCACACACATAGACACATTGGATAGACAATGCGGATTATCCATCCGTTAAAAGTGATTGACGACATCCAAAGGGTGTTGCACCGCCGGGGAAGTTCCGGGGTATTGCTTTCCTCAAGCATCCTAAAACTTTATCAAGGAGAAACAAATGGTTGAAAAACTATTCACTGGCCTTGTGAGTTTACTTGGATACAAAGGTAGTTCTACAACCTTTGAAAAAGAGATGCTCACTTACGCCAAAACTGAGTATGGAAATGATTGGCGCTATGCCTATCAATATATGCTAACGCATGAAGGTCGTGGACCTAAATCGGGAGTATATCTATAATGACACAAGCAATTTTAACAGCATCAAGTTGGATCTCAGAAGCAGTCATTGGCTTCGCAGATCTAATGAAAACTTGGAAACAAAACAGAGCCCGCAAGGCAAGGATTGCACAAACACGCAGAGAGTTATCCCAACTTACTGATCATGAGTTACGTGACCTAGGAATAGGTAGAAGCGATATCACAAGTATTGCAAACGGAACGTTTCATGACGAAAGAATTACAAAGCCAACTACTAACGCTAATTTGAAAGGATGGGTATAATGACTGTAGCAACAATTTCTAACACCACATGGAACTTTACATGCAAAATTTGTAATGTTATTCGTAGCATTGCAATTGGAGCATTTATTGGAATGGTAGCCTTCGGTGAAAGTGCAGGAAGGGCTAGAGCCGCTTCTGAACTATCACGTATGGGGTTGCATGACGAAGCGAAAGCATTAATGACTAGTCCTAAGGACTATTCATAATGTGGAAACGTTTTTTGAAAGCGATGGAATATCGTGCATATTGCAAGGCCGCACAGGTCTTGCGTTTGCAAGGTAATGCTCAAGAACTAAAGAAAGTTTTAGAGCACAAACACAGAGTGTACGACAAGTACGCATAGACACAGAAAAGGAAACTTAAAATGAAAGTACTAGCATTTTTTATGGCAGTGTTTAGTTTGGTCTTTGTATCAAGCATGGCATATGCCGAAACTATCACTATCGATATGTTGAACAAGCGTGACGATGGTGCTAAGATGGTTTACAGCCAAGACATCGCTAGAGTGGCTGTAGGCGATACAATTACTTGGGTACCAACATCTAAAGGACACAACGTAGAATTTGTTGCAGGTCCTGATGGTGCTGATCTTCCTAAGAAGTCAAAGAACAACAAAGAAGTTTCAATTACATTTGATGTTCCTGGCATTTACTTTTACCAATGCACACCACACAAAGGTATGGGTATGGTTGCACTTGTAGTTGTAGGTGACGATACATCTAACAAAGACGCTATTGCTAAAGCCAAAGCAGTTGGCAAGTCAAAGAAGAAACTTAAAAAGCTTCTAGGGGAACTGTAATGTGGCCTTATACCGATGATGAACTTGAATTCATTAATGGACGTTAAGAAAATAAGTCGGAGTATACCAGAGTTTTGTTTAAGCCACTGGTTGCTCCGTATTCCCTTAGCAATTATATTTTTACAACAGGGCATTTCTAAGTTACCTATTGACTTAGAAACAGCTCAGTCCTATGACTTATCGCTAGTTGTATGGACATTTGTTGTAATAGGTGAGATCGGTGCTGGCGTCGGACTACTAGTCGGCGGTGCTATGTATAGAAAGTATTTCAGTGAACTTGGTGACATGCTTACACGATTCTGTGGTATTACTATTTGTAGTATTATGACAGGAGTAATATGGATAGGCGAGCCAGCAAGTTTTATGGATGTAATTCTATATGATAACCTACACGTTCTTTTATGGGTAGGTGGATTATACTTTGCATTGAAAGGAAATAGAGCATGACTCCTAGAGAATCGGCACAAGCAGAAGCAGAGAAAACATTTGAAGGTTTTATACTGTGGAGCAAACGAACTGCCTATGCCGCGATAGCATTTTTGCTCATAGTCGCAAGTTGCAATTTTGGCGTCACAGATGATAAGTACCCAGGATATAACGGCGAACAATATAACCCAAGTAACCTAAAGGTAAAGTAAATGAAAGTAAACCCTAATCCATTTGTGAGAGCATTGGTAAAACTTAGAATGGCATATGCTGACGTCCGTGGACATCACGGCAAGCGTTGGAACTATGAACCTTCTAATTATTATATGGGTATGCAAAAGAGTAAAAAATTAAAAAATGACAGAGCTGTCCGCCAAGACGGCTCTGCCATAACTTCTAAAGTGTTATGATTTTTCTACTTGCGATTGTATATATGATATAACACCCATACAGCGACTAAGCCAACTAATCCCTGAGCTGATAACGCTGTTATCATTCCAGTAATATTATCTACTACGCTGATGTTTGGCCAGAACGGAATGTTCTGTCCGTTAAACAGGATCTCAAGAACGATCGCTAGTGAAATAAGTGAAACACCTACTTCAGTGATAGCACTTGCCCATCCTTTTACTTTGTTTAGAATTTCCATGTTGGATCTCCTTTCAAATTGCTGAGTAATAGTCCTCAGTCAATTATTTAAGAGTCGGAGATCCAAAAGTTAAACTACCATAAATGGTCTTAGGTGTCTACAATGCAGAAATTATTTTATCCAAGCAATCTTTTCGCCTGCTTTTACACGGCGTTCTTGCTCTTCTACGCTACCTGGATAGCGCCAAGCCCATATAGCAACTAATGCCATAAAGCCTCCACTCCATGCAACTGCTTTTATATTCTCTGTTGTAAACCATAGGAAAGCAAGTGATGATGCCATTACTAGAATCATTAGATACTTGCCTTTGGTAGGAAATACTTTCTTTTGTACCCAATTTGTTAAGAATGGGCCAAAGTATTTGTGGTTGTATAACCAGGCATGCATTCTTGGGCTAGACTTTGCAAAACAATATGCCGCTAGTACAAGAAAGATAGAGAAAGGAATGCCAGGCACAATAACGCCAATGTAAGCCATTCCAAGTGATAGGAATCCAAGTCCCATCCAGATATATTTTTTAATATTCATTTAATACTTTCCTTAATGCATCCACTAGTTCAGAAATCATTGCGTCTGTGTGCAATGGAGTTGGAGCAAACCTTAAACGTTCTGTTCCTTCTGCAACTGTGGGGTAGTTAATTGGTTGACAGTATATGCCGTGTTCTTCTAACAAGACATCACTGAGTTTTTTACAACGTACAGGATCGCCAATCATTACAGGAACGATATGTGTCGATGCTCCTGGGTGTATATCTATATCATAGTGAGCAAGTTTACGTTTAAGTTTGCTTGCCTGTTTTTGATGCTGTAGTCGTAATTCGTTGTGGTCCATTACATATTTGACACTTGCTAATGCTCCTGCACAAATAACTGGACTGCTACTTGTAGTAAAAATAAAACCTGAGGCGACAGAACGGATAGCGTCTATAACGATCGCTTCCCCTGCGATATATCCTCCCTGCACGCCAAAGGCTTTGCCTAAGGTGCCATTTACTATATCAACTTTATCTTGTAGACCAAGTTCTTGTAACTTGCCTCCACCACGCTCTCCGTAAAGTCCTACGGCATGCACTTCATCGATATATGTCATTGCACCATATTGTTCTGCTAGGTTGCAAATGTCGAGCATTGGCGAAACGTCCCCGTCCATGCTATACACGGACTCAAATACGATACAAGGCGTACCTGACACGCTTTTTAGCTTTTGCTCGAGGTCCTCCATATCATTGTGCGTCCAAATTACTTTGTCAGCACCACTATGTCTTATGCCTTGAATAAGTGAGGCATGGTTAGCACTATCACTTAAAAACACAATGTCGGGAATGATTTGTTTAAGAGCGACCAACGTCCATTCGTTTGCAACATAAGCGGACGTATAAAGTAACGCAGAAGGTTTGTTGTGTAACTTTGCCAACTGCAATTCTAATGCGACATGGTAATGACTTGTACCTGCAATGTTTCTTGTTCCACCTGCTCCTGCACCTGTTTGATCAAGAGCTGTATGCATTGCATCTAATACAACTTTATTTTGTCCCATGCCTAGATAATCGTTTGAACACCAATTAACTATGTTCTTGATGTTGTATGGTCCATACCAAATGGCATTAGGATACTCTCCTCTTTCACGAAGGATGTCGTTGAATACTCTGTACTTGCCTTCAGACTTTAGTCTGTCTATTGTCTTCTGGAATGGATTTACGTCTATCATTTAAATACTTCTTAAATTGTTCCTTGTCTACGTGTGTCCAAGACCCCATCAAGGTGTTTGCTTGAAAGATACCCATTTCATTAAGCTCTTTTTGTACATCGTTCCAACCTTGGAATGCTTCCTTTAACCACTTAAACATATACTATTACTTATGTCTTTTAAAAAGGTTAACCCCTAACACTGATCAACAATGCTAGGGGCTTCTAAATCCTTTTATACTTTTGTGATGGGCTATGCCCAGATTACATGTTTTTTACTATATTATTATTTATTTTGCTTGCCAGCTACAAACTCATAAAACTTTTCAGCCGCATCTAATACTGCTTCTGTTCCTGGTACTTCAGGCATCCCAACACTTGTTACAATCTCATTAGTTTTAGGATCACGTTTTACAGATTGTTCCCAACCGCCAAACTTGGCATGGTAGTCGTTCCAGACATTACCTTGTGCCATTTCTAGAACCTTAGTTCTAATTTCATATCCGTTTTTATTTGTTGTGATTTTTGGCATTGCCGCCTTAAACATTTCTGCAACCTCTTGGGTCTGTTTAAAGATGGCTTCACCGTATTTTGTATCTACGCTCATATTATTCTCCTTTGTGTGTATGTGTGTAGTGTTACTAATGTAACGTATTATTTAGTATATGTCAAGTAGATTCTTTGTGAATTGCGGGTCTTAACTTTGCACCAGAATTAATTATACACCAAAATGCATCTCCGGGAAACTTTGCAACTGTAGAATAAGTTCCTGTTTCCTGATTGAAATACATTGTCATTTGTGCTGTCATAATAACACCGTCTGGTCTCTTAAGCACAGTTTCACCTTGCACAAACGGTACTTCTCCGAATCTGTCTATGATAGCTCCAATGGCATCTGGACTACCACAATCTATAATAGATGGCAAATAATATACTTGAGGGACAACTGGTGCTGGCTCCTCTACTTTAGGGAATTGTGGATGTGTTTCAGCCCTACCATTATCATCTTGCGGGGTATTAGTTAGTGTTGCAAGTGCTCCAGCATTTACGCCTGTTGCATATAAAACAATGACAAGGGCTATGATAAAATTTTTCATAACTGTCTCCTTGTGTGTATAATTATTTATTAGATAAGTGTATCCATCATTCGCGAACTGGCTAGGTCCACTGCGGCTTTCCACTGTTCTTCTTCGTCAAAGTTATAAAAAATTTCTTGATTTGGTTCTACTACTAACCATGCTTTGTGCTTATAAATTTCTGCTTGTAACTGAGGTACAATCCAAGTACTCATGCCACTCATTAGTCTCCAACAGTTAGGCATATTATTGTTTGCCATTTTCTCTAGCATTAATTCATCTGATGTAATACAGTTTCCATGCGTTGCTTGTATTGTATTTGTAGACATCCATTCGTTTGTGTGTAATAACAATAGACTTTGCTCACTTACAGGTCCACCTCTATATAAACTACCTGCGGCCCCGCTGTTGATCGCGCCTCTCATGACTTGAATATCTGCTACATTCATGTAGCTAGGTTTGTTTAGGATTAATCCTATTACAACTTTGTCTGTTTGTTCGTAGATATAAACAACACTCTTCTGAAAGTGTGGGTCTTTCATCACATGAGGTTTAGCTACAAGTAATTTACCTTTGAAGCTATCTAACATCATTAACTATAATCCGGTAATGGTCCGCCGTACTTTTTGCCTTTGATCTTCTTGCCGCCGACTGTGACTCTCTTGTCTTTAGTTATTTTATGCGACTTTCTACCTGAACGTGTTCTTAGTCCTTGGCTTTTACAACTCGCTAGGGCACTTGCTCCTAACTTGCTATTAGGTCGCGATGAACGGCACAGTTCTTTACTTGCCTGCCATTCCATTTCCAATGATTCGTCAATATCAGTTATCTTCATGCTATCTATATTTATCCGCTAGGCACACCACTCTATTGTCTAACGAACTACTATTATTAGTTAGACTAAATGTAAGAGCCTTTCTAGTGCCACGGGTGGTTCCTAGAACTACTTCTCCTGACTTTTCATGATATTCTATTTTTGTAATCTTTGCAGGCTTCTTAGAATTACCCACAAGAATTTCTTGACCTAATTCAAGGCCCAAATTAATGTTTCTCAATGTCATTGGATTCTCCATTATTGGTGTGGTCCCTTTCTACTTTGGACAGTAATATTTATTTCTGTATCTTCCGAATTAACTACTCACTCGAAAGCATAGGCCCCGCTGTTAGGGTCTTAGGTTTTGCTAAATATTATTATGAGATACCAACTACTCGACGATGATATTGGTAATTTCTTAATTATCGATACCTGGGCAAATCAACTTTTGGCAAAGGTGACTACCATTGAACTAGGTGCTCGCATCTGCCAAAACCTCAATAAACGACTTGGAACCAAAGAATACTTAAACGAACTTCGCCAAAAAGTCTTGACAAACGACAACATATAATATAGTATATAGAGGTAAGTTTAACAAGTTCGAAAGGAACACACAATGTCGTACCTATCTATTATTGGCAGTCTACTCGTATTAAAGATTGTAGTCACTGCGGTAACAGGCGACCCTAACCCTTTTATGATTTGCGTTTCAGGATGTAATTAATATGAGAATAATAACACTTCTATTTTTAGTTCTAACTTTAACGGCTTGCGGTCAACACACTCAACGAACTGTTCTCAATGAGTGGTGGATGTCTAATGTCAACCCTAACGGTCTTACTTCTTATGATCCGCCTAACGGTGATTGGATCTTTATTAGGAATGAACCAGGTGGGTCTAATGCGACATTCAAGAGAACGCAGGACTGGGATTGGACTTCTAAGAAGGCTCCCCAATACTGATTAGACTGCCCCTAGCTCAGCTGGATAGAGCGTCGGTTTGCGGAACCGGAGGTCACAGGTTCGAATCCTGTGGGGCAGGCCAATAAGAAATCTTTCTAAATCATTTGTCCAAAATAGGTTGACTTTCTGCACGACTGATCATATACTGTATAAACAATAAGGCAAACAGAGAGGCACAAATGATACATTCAATTTTAGAAAGCAATATGAGGGAGGCAGTTCTTAAAACTGAGAACTTGAACGAAGACGGTTCAGTCAACTGGAACTTCGTAGATGCAGATTGCTATAT